CAGTAGCGATAAACTATCACAAAGATGGTAGGACATTCTATCGGACCACTTGTGATCACTGTTCTAGGAGTCGAGACATAGGAAGGCCTAAGTGGCAAGTATCCGGATATAGAATGAAAGATACTTGTGATCGCTGTAACTACTCTAGCAAACACACCGAGCAATTTGATGTCTATTATATAGACGGCGATCCAAGTAATTGTAAACTTGCCAATTTAAAAACAATATGCGCTAACTGCCAACGCATTCTGCATAAACTTAAACTGCCATGGCGGCGAGGTGATCTTCGACCAGATTTTTAACGTGAGCATAAAGTTCGTCAATGCTTCCGTTATTGTCCATTACTGCATCAAAGTCGGTTCCTACCCAAGCAGTTTCGCTAGCATGGATACCTGACTTCTCTAATATCTGCTTGCTCATAGCCCAAGTTAAATTACCATTTGGTCCGCGGTTTGTGCTGACTGCGGCGTCATACCATTCTGGTTCTGGACCTCTAACAACACGTACCACGATGCCACCTGCGGCTTTGATTGATTTGATTTCATTAGGAAATCTGCAATCACTTATTACGATATCGTCTTTACTATTTCGTAGTTTGTTTTCTAGTGCGGCAATCCAAATATCATCATGGAAGCCTTTACGACACACTTCAGTACCCCAATATTGTAGTACCCAGCGTGGAGTTAAATGTGGCATGCCTAAGCGTTCTGCCCACCAAGGATCTACTTGCTCACGCCATTCACGGGCTTGTTTGGTACGACCTTCTAGCATGGTTCTATCCCAACCGAACACCTGACTAACCGCGTCTTTAAGACTGTTGGCAAAACTTTCTCTTCTAAAACCGTGGAAATTTGTTAGATAGTCGGCAATAGTATCTTTGCCTGACCCAATAAAACCGCACACACCTATGATCATAGTATCTCCTAAACGATACTATATTTTATTACATTGTGATTACAAGGTCAACTGATTTTGGCTTTAGCCTACTACAAACCACATGGGTTTTTCGCCAGTTCCGTAATTGTTGATCTCCAAATCTAATTTTTCGATCATAGCGTTACCTTCGGTTTTGAGTTGTGTACCGTTTAGAGTAGTACCGCCTTGTGGGCTGGTAATTTGATTGAATTTTTCACGAGCTTCGCCTAACATGAGTTTACAGGTAGCTAGAGTGTAGTCTTTGATCCATAGGCCTGCGTAAGGATCATCTAGCAAGGCAAAATCAGGACGATGATTATATAACCATAGTAGTACAGTTTCTTCGCCACGTGGACGTTGCATAATTGTTAATTTACGACTCTGTGGATGATATGTAAATTGAATGTAACTACCAAACATTTTACCTACCATTTTTTGATACTGTGCAAACGCATAGTAAGTTGCAAGTCCGCCCATATTGCTAGATGACAGCAAATAGGTATTTGTATAGGCCAAGTTAAATGGCTCGAATAAAGTACCACCGTCACCGCCGCCTGTTCTACTGCCAATGCTTCTACGGAAAACATCGCGAACTTCAATAACTTCATTGCTTAGGATATATTCATTTTGATCTTGTTCTAATGTAAGATATCCAAAACTTTCTTCAACTGAGTTGGCGCTACGCTGACGATAGCGTGATAACGCACGATCTATAGCGATATTATAGTCTTTTGGCTCAAGCTCAACATCGATCATGCTTCCGCCTAAAAGCGACTTAACATAGTCAGTTATCTGCTGGCGTGTTGGTGTTGTATCATTAACAGGGTTGGGTGTATTAGCTGTGCTCATATGATTATTTACCTATAAATACACTACTATGCCAAGACTATCCCTTTACCGCCCCGAAAAAGGCAATGATTTTAAGTTTTTAGATCGTGTAATAAACGAGCAATTTCAAGTGGGCGGTACTGATATCTACATCCACAAATATCTAGGGCACGTAGATCCTGCTACAGGAGAAGCTACACCAGCGACTCCTACTAATTCAAATCCTATTCCAGAATTAGGTATACAAGACGTGTTGCTAATGGAAAACCGCGATAGGCACTATGCGCCAGATGTATATGTAATTCGTGGAATCTATCAAATGCAAGATCTAGATTTTAATCTAAGCCAATTTGGCCTATTCTTAAACAACGACAATATCATGTTGCATTTCCATCTAAGCGGCTGTGTTGAAACATTGGGACGTAAGATCATGGCTGGAGATGTTTTAGAGCTTCCACATCTCAAAGATGAATACGCATTAGATCAAAGTCTAGTAGCTCTCAAAAGATTTTATGTAGTTCAGGAAGTAGCACGTCCCACTAACGGTTTCAGTCAAACGTGGTATCCCCATCTAGTTAGAGCAAAATGTGCTCCGCTAGTAGATACACAAGAATACAAAGAAATACTCGACACGGTACAAACAGACGCAGATGGTAACAGTACTGGTAGTACATTGCGAGACCTTATATCAACATATAATGTCAGCATCGCTACTAATAATGCTGTGATACAACAAGCGGAATTAGACTCGCCCGCTAAAGGTTTTGATGACAGCAATCTGTATGTTATTCCACTAAATTCGGATGGTACTGTAGACCTACAGGACGTAAGTGATACTAGTATCGATAATACAAATTGGGAAAACATGGATGCATCTATCGTGCTGAGAAGTCCGGATCACACTTACTTTGTCAAAGGCGCAGGAGAATGGGGCATTCCACCCAACGGAGCCAAATATAGCGCCGGTATAGAATTTCCACCTAATCCAGTAAAAGGTCAATTCCACTTGCGCATCGATTATCTACCAAATGTTTTGTTTAGATTTGACGGAGCGATATGGGTTAAATTTGAAGACAAGATCAAAATGACATTGGACGATTTTGGCACACAGGATGTAGCACCTGGCAAACCTTTCGAGGGCAAAGACGTTAGACGCAATCAAGTATCTAGTTATATTAATAACACCACTACGGCTACTATAGGTGGTAGCGTCATTAAAGAACGTCAAAGTCTAAGCAAAGCACTAACACCAAAGGCAGATAACTAATGGATTATTTTTATGACGGGCAACTGAGAAGATACCTAACTCAGTTCATGCGGGTAATGAGCAATTTTTCCTACAAAGATGCAAAAGGAAATCTTGTTCAGATACCTGTTCGCTACGGAGATATGAGTCGTCAGGTGGCTCAGATATTAAGTAAAAATACTGAAAACGTTATTCCATCTGCCCCGTTTATCAGTTGCTATATTAAAAATTTAAAAATAGCACGTGAACGCCTGCAGAATCCCTATTATGAGAATACGTTGAATGTAAGAGAGCGAGCCGACCACTACATGGACGAAGATCCTAGTAGTCCTACCTACGGAGAAGTAATACAGGGGGCGGCCAATACCCAAGGGGCAAATTATACCATCAACCGATTGATGCCCACCCCTTATGATTTAGAATTTCAAGCAGATATTTGGAGTTCTAATACCGACCAAAAATTGCAGATATTAGAACAGATTTTAGTGTTGTTTAGACCTGCGATGGAAATACAAACTACAAGTAACTTTGTAGATTGGACCAGTTTGAGTTATCTAGAACTATCAGATCTAACGTGGTCCACACGTGCGATACCCCAAGGTGTGGAGCAAGACATAGATATAGCTAATCTATCATTCACTACACCTATATGGATCAGTACTCCTATCAAAGTTAAACAGTTAGGGGTTATTACAAATATTATTAACAATATATTTGTAGAACCAACAGGATCTATCGAAGCCAATCCATACGACGATGGGGCATTCTTTAACGGTCGTAAACCCACTGCGGTTGCTGGCCATAGTTTGAAAAATCTTAATATTATAGTTTTAAACAATACAGCTACCTTAGGACCTAATGTCAGCTGGTTCAAGATCTTAGATGCATATCCCGGAACCTTTGTGGCCGGGGTTAGTCAAATAAGATTCACTAAGGACCTAAATACAGAAGTAGTGGCGACTATGACTTTAAACCCCACCGACGAAACTCAAATGATATTAAACATTGATGCGTCAACATTGCATACTAACAGTCAGATACCACCTAACAGCGGAAAAACATACGTAGATGCTATTATAGATCCCACTACATTTACAACAGATGTTAATAATGTGGGCATACGTTATCTAATTTTAGAGGATATCAATCCTGCATATCGCCAGGTACAGTATATAGCCAATCCGGGATATGACCCAAGCAACCCAGATAGTCCAGCACAACTAGTAAAGTTAGATGCTAATGGAAATCCTGTATATCAATTAACACATCCAGATACCGGATATGCTGTTAAGAATTTTAAGAATGCCGACGGTAGTGTATTTTCTGCAAATGCTAATGATATAATTTCCTGGGACGGTACTAGCTGGTCGGTCATATTCGATTCCCTAGCTGGCCCAGTTCCTACATATATAACTAATATACGAACTGGTTCTCAATATTCGTGGGATGGCCAACAGTGGACATCTAGTTACGAAGGAGAATATACATCGGGATATTGGCGTTTATTACTATGAGCATAATTTGTAGCGGTGGATTATTCCTAAGCAAATCGACTAAGAAATTCTTAATACTACATAGATCGGAAGGAAAAACTGCTAGGACATGGGGAATAGTAGGCGGCAAACACGAGCCTCACGATCAAACTCCATACGAAGCTTTATGCAGAGAAGTCAGAGAAGAGATTGGTTTTCTCCCCGAAATAGAAAAAACAATACCATTGGAGCAGTATGAAAGCAAAGATGGGATATTCTATTATCACACCTATGTTTTGTTAGTCAACGAAGAATTTATTCCTAAGCTGAATCATGAACATTCGGGCTATGCGTGGGTGGAAAATGAATGTTGGCCAAAACCTCTACATTCTGGCCTAAGAACTACGCTGAGTAGCAAAACCAATCGAGCAAAAATTTCTACAATAATTGATTTATTGAATTAAATGTCGTCAGCGATTAGATTAAAGCTGATGCTTATCCTATCTTCTTCAGATAAATTTTCTTCTACCCCGTGATCTAACCAACTTGGGAAAGCTATAAACATTCCAGGAACAGGTTGGAAACTATAGCTTTTGTAATTGTACTCTGCATCTTTAGCACTATAAAAATGCTGGCGTGCCGCTAGATTGGGATTAACAAGTGTTATCTTTCCAGATCGTGGGGGAGTTTTAACATACAAAGTGCAGGCAAAAACGCTACGTGGATGGATATGGGGTATCATATACGACCCGGGAGGATTTACATTGACCCAATAGTTGAGCAATTTTAATTTAGTCACCGACTCGTAGTCTTTGATTAATTTACTGGTGCATTTTTCTAAGATAGGCATTAGGACAGGATGAGGAATAGTTAATACTTTACTGCTACCCCCTCCGCCTCTCTTGCTTGATATGTCTAGATTAGGTTGTGTACGAACTATTTCTCTAGAAAACTTTTCTAACTCCTGTATTTCTTCATCAGAAAGATCGTTTTTGATAGTCCATACGGGAGTAGGAAAAATTAAACTTAGTTTAAGATCAGATCCATCCAAGGTTCTTTACCTCTAATGGAGTTGCACAATTCATTACTGCTTGTTTATCGCCTAACATTTGTCCTAATAGATTAGCCTGCATCTGTTGATAACTGGCTTGTTTAGCAATAACTTGGTTTGCTAGGTCAGCGATACTAATACCGCTCGATGCTGAAATTACGCTCAACATAGGGGTAGGATAAAAAGGATTGGCCATGTAGGCTTTAGCTTCTTCTAACTGGCCTGCAAATGTGCTTGCTTCTAATGAACTTGTAGTTACGCTAAGATTAGAGAACTTTGCATCGTATTCAAACTGTATCTCTAAGCAACTTAGATACTTGTAACCATCTAAAAACAACTTAATATCATCTGCGCTATCTAGTGTAGGAAAGTGATGCATATGGCCGGATGCAATATCTTCCGGAGTATGATCAGCTACCGTAGTAACATAAGCAACGCTACCTGTATCTAATACAGTATAGTTGATATATTGTAGTGCGGCCTGTAGATGGGGATCTGTAATCTCTGTAATACGATACGCCGCGATTTGTTGAGCATTAAAATTGCTCATAGGCACATCAATTAAAATCCAACCGTGTGTCGAATACTTAGCATCCGACGGTAATTGGAATGTTAATGGTTGACCTGATTCAAGTTTCATTAAAATCATGTTATTATGACCTTGCTTTAAAAAGCGTTATTCTGACCTTGCTATCTTATCCTGTGAGCCATCTTCATTAAATTTAATCAATGTTTCTTTGTCAGGAACTGCTCCTAACTGTGGCACAGGAATATAAGCGGCCATTTCGTGTGTAATCTTCAATGCTTCCTGTAAAGTAACATGGAAGATTTCTTCTGGTAGGTCTAGCATCGCTTGTAGGTTACCGGTAGAAATTCTTCCAGTTGACACAATGTCTAATCCTGCTTGACGACCTAAACGTTTGACCCAGTAATCAATTTCTAAAGTGTCTTTCATAGAAAGAAGTTCAGCAATATCAAAGTTTTGATTAAAGTATTCTAATACTTCATAGAACGTTTCCAGTTCGTTTCTGATACGTTTAACTTCTTTTACACTTAGGTAAATTTTTTCTTCTAAGCTATGAATTTCTAAATCAATCTCCATTTGATATAATGGGTCAACTTCTCTTTCACGCTTTCTTTTTAAGATCTCAATTTTAAGTTGATTCTTCTTATCTTCGTATTCTGTTTTACGTAAATTTTCTTCACGTACCTCTGCTTCCATAACAACTTGTTGCAGTTGTTTGATAGGAGTTAGCTGTGCTCCAACAACGAATTGTTTCATTTGGAAGTCGCTCATGCCCCTCGGCAATGCTTCAACTAACTCAGCTATTTTCCAGTCTTTCTTTTGATTTGATTCCATTTTTTAACCTTATCTCTGTTATGTATCTATAATGATTTGGCAACATTTTTTGTGCTAGATAAACCTGAACCTTAGCATCCTGTGTTATTTTAGGATAGTAATGATCTTCTCCAAATCCTCTTAGCAATTCATTCCATTGAAAATAAGGATAACCGTTATCGAGATTATCTTCCTTCGTTGGATATTTATATTTAAGAGAGTGCCAAAAATCTTTGAAGTCTTTTGAGTCTCGAGCGGCTTGACTTGCGGCTACCCAAAATGGCTCGGGGCGACGACTAAATGCGTAATGCCCCAATACCACAACTTTGATATAACGGATTCTGGCTTGTATTTCTGCGTTAGCCCAGACAGTATTCCGGCGCCCAGCAATCACTTCTATAGCATATTCTATGGTTTTACCTGCAAGATGTATAGCTGTGGCTTCTAATGGTTCTATGAATCCGCTACTCATGCCAGCCGCGATAATGTTTCCTTTGAATATTTCCCTGTAATATCCCGGCTTCATTACAATTTTCCTAGGATTTTCTATTCCTGTGGCATTGGCAAATTCTTGACGAGCATCTTCGTCGCTTATAAACTGACTACTATAGATATAACCGTTTCCTGTCCTGTCATACACTGGTATCTTGAAACGCCATCCTGCTGTCATACCTATACTCGAAGTAAATGGTTCATATTCTTTTTCAGGATCGGTATAATTTTTTTGACCTACAATAGCTGTATCGACCAATAGTTCGTCCGCATAGCTTTGAAATTCGCTAGACGTTTTACCAATCAAGATTCTTTTGAAGCCTGAGCAGTCTATAAACCAATCTGCTTCTATACTAGTCCCGTTATCTAAGGTAACGCTGTCGCAGTGATCATTTATGATTTTTACATCTGTTATATCTGCATGGATCAGTTCGACTCCTTGATCGGTGCTACGTTTTTGTAATAAGTCTGCTAGCTCAGATGCAACAAAATGGCATCCGTGTGTGCTGTCCTCATGTAACCAAGGACACTTGTTGTTATTGCCTACAGCCGCTGTTAGATCAGTACCCCATGTTTCCCATGCGGGATCAGTTGATAACCAAAAAGGTGCAGTGGCAAAATCGATGAATTTAATACCTAGCTTAACCCCACCACCGGTTAATGCTATCAATTCTGTTGCTTTGATTCCTAGATCATTTAGCAGTTTCATAATGCTAGGCCAAGTTCCTTCACCCACACCGATCGTGGGTATGTTGGGACTTTCAATTAATTGAATTTGATAATTGGGGAATTTTTTAATAAGATAAGCGGCGGAAAGCCAACCAGCTGTTCCACCGCCTACGATGCATATTCTCTTCATAACCCTACTTATTAAGGTATAGGACCGTAGCAGGCACTTCCTGAAGATTGGTTACGTTGACTGTATACCGCACCTAAAACTTGGATACTGTCTGATGGATAATACTGTTTCTGTGACACGTTATTTTGAGCGCCGTTGTAGCCTGCGATATGATAACCATAGTCCTGTCCCATAACGCAACATTGTTCACCATTGTTATATTGTGAACTTGGAGAACTTTGCCAGCTTTCGCTAGCAACGTTAAAGCGGCTGAATGCGGATGAAGCATTTGGATTCATCCACCACTTGAAGTATTTGCTAGGCATAGCTTTACCAGCTGTACCACCACCGTATGGAGCTTCGCCTGCTAGACCGCTACTAGGTGACATAGTGTTGTAGTTCCATCTATAAACACCGCCCTGTCCTGAGGTAAAGTTGTAACCATAATTATTTTCTGCAGGTACACCAGCACCATATGAGTGTGATCCACCTGTATTGTAACCAACACCCCAACCATCTGTATTATAGTTTAGGTAGTTACCTGTACCACCAATTTGGATCATACCATAGTTATTATTAGAACCTACTTTAGTACCATTATGCCATGAGTTAGGTGAATAAGAAGCTGTTGGACGATTGTTGATAACCGTAACTGTCCATGATGACCAGTCTTGTTTGTTAGCCTGTACGCTAGAGTTACCTTGATGGTGGTATGCGTACCACTCTGATGAGTGCCAACCACCGTAGTAATTAGTGAACGATAGTGTTTGCGGTTGCTCTAAGGCTACATCACAGCTATGATGCACACGTAGGATCTGTGACCAAATGTTACCACCCACGTAACCACCCGATACACAACCTTGTTGGATGATGATTTCGTTTTTGTAATCGCTCGGTTTGGCTACGAACTTGTACCATGAATAGTAAGCCGCCGATCCACCTGCTTTGATTGGATCGTAGTTGTTACCGGAAGGTCCTGTTGAAGGATATCTATTGGTTGAAAACACAAAATCGTTGATATCACTTAGGTAAGCGATATAACCCGGAGTAGATGTTGCACTTAAAGATGTGCGTGTGGTATATTTCGCAGGAATGACGTTTCCTGTGTTATCAATAACTAAAAGTCCGTTGCTGTAAATTGCCATTTTGGTAAATTCCTTATCTGTTCTTATTTATTAAGCAGTTGGGTTACCAACGCCTTTAATTCGTCTATTTGCGTCTGTTGCGACTGTATAGTATGCTCGTGTTCTTTGATAGCATTAACTAATAGCGGAACCACGCGATCATATTGTGCTGTTAAGTAGTCTTCGCCTGATACAGATTTAGATTCTGTTGGTAGATTTTCATCTTGATCAAACGGTGCTGGAACTACTACTTCTGGAATTACTAGATTAAGTTTCTGAGCACTTAAACCAAGTTTTCTTCGGTTTCCTACTACTCCTAATGATTTAGCAATTTCGTTATCGTAGTAATAGAAGCCTTCTAATTCCATTACTTTTGCAACTGCATCAGTAATCGGGCCTTCAATAATTTTTAATCTTTCGTCTGATGTTGCAGAATATACGTCGCCTACTACATAAAGTGTACCGCCGCAATATGAGGCATTTGTGTCTAATTGCCAATACCATGGCCACTGGCTGTTTATCTGTGTCCATGCTCCGTCACCTGCATCGGCACCTGCTCCTAACACATACAATCTATTACTATTATTGTGTAGGTATGCATTTCTTTCATCAGTATCACGGAAGTGAATAGTTGGATATGTATTACGAATTGTTAAGTCGCCACCCGATCCACCGTTGTTTACATATAAACAACTACCGCCAGAATATGTAGTTGTAATTTGCCCCGGTGTAGATAAGGCCCCAGAAGAACTTACAACAGAAAGGGTATCACCGCTACCGCTGTTAGCAATAAAGTTATAGGTTTGATCAATACGGAATCTGTAACCGCTCGCTCCAGTAGAACCATCGCCCCAACGCTGTAAATTAATAGAGCCACTGCCTGGGCCAACTTGTAGAACAGCACCGGTACCTACTGCGTTGCTCGTACCCACACCAAATCCTGCAACACCTGCATAAAATTGGCCGCTAGTACCACCAGCGATATTGCTAGTAACACTCAAAGCGCCAGTGTTTGGATTGTATACTAAGTGGGTAGAGTCAACGTTAATGGTGTTTAGTGTCCCGCTTACAGAGTTTGTAAATGTTGGATAGTAAGTACCGGCGGTAGTAATGTTAGAAACAGATACACCGGCCTGCGCCCACTGGATGCCAGAGCCTGTTGTCTGTAGGAAGTAACCGTTAGTACCTGCTGTGTTATTCGCATATAAGGCGCCACCCAAGTTTAAACCGCTGGCAATGTAAGCACCACCTGATACTTGTAGTGCGCCTACGTTGGCACTAGTGCTTGCCGCTGTAGTTGCAGAAATCTGTACGTTACCACTTCCGTCAATAAAAATACGGCTAGTACCTGCTCCGTTGGCAATTATAATTTGTCCTGCGGCTGATATAGTACCACCACTGTTATTACCTATAACCACACAGTTATCGTAGGCAACTGAGTTACCTGCGTTATAACCAATGAACACACCACTGTTGTTTGTAGTAATACCAGATCCAGCATTGTAACCAATTGCTGTGTTATTAACACCACTAGTGTTCTGTAGTAGAGCATTGGATCCGATCGCTGTATTACCGCCGGTAATCAACGTGTTAATACCCATTGCACGATAACCGATCGCAGTATTATTTTGTACGCTCGCTCCTGCGGCCGCGTTCATTGCGTTAGAGCCAATACCTGTATTGCTACCACCAGCACCTAGGTTGGCACCTGATCCAAAGCCAAGCATGGTATTATTAGCACCAGTTGTAAGAGCGTTACCTGAATTGTAACCAAAAAGTGTATTGTTAGTGCCACCTGTGGTCAAACTCGCGCCAGATGAGTTACCAACTACTGTGTTGGATGTTGAAGCCAACGCCCCTTGTCCAATACGCACACTATTAAAGTAGCTATCAGCACCTGCCCAATGTGCGCCACCTGAGCTTATACCACCATAGGTTGTGATAGCACCAGTTGATGTGCTTGTGGCCGCTGTAGATTGCGGAACAATTATCCCTGTTGAGTTAATGTTTAGTGCATTAAACTGGGTCGCAACAGCACCAGCACTTTGAGAAGCCGCTGATACTAAAAATTTGAAACCGTTGGAGTCTTGTAATTGAATTTGGCCATTGAAACCGGTTCCCATTACTGTATATGCTGAACCGTCTAAAGTGTAACTATTAAATCCAATACCTCTGTAAGAACCAGTTTGTAGTGCCAAACCAGTCGCCGAGTTAGTAGTAAGAAATGCCGCAACGTTTGTCGTTGTGTTAACACTCAGTCCGTATGTGCTTCCTGCTCCACCTACTGCTAAGTTAGCACTTAGAGCGAATGATCCACCAATATTTAAGTTACCACTAATACCCACGCCACCTAGGACTTGTAGTGCTCCTGTTCCTGTGCTGGTCGATGGTGTATTATTACCTAGGGTAACATATCCTTGATAGTTTGCTAACTGTATAAGTCCCGAACTGTTTACTGTAATACTTGGTATACCGCTGATATCGTTAACAAAGAAAAAGTTACCGGTCATGCCGTCGCCGACTGTGTGTACCTGACCAGCTGTGGCTTCAAAGCTCAATACACCGGCATCTAATACACGTGTAAAGAGTGTTGCAGACGAACTAGCAGAGCCGCCCTGATACGCAACTACTGGTTCATTTGTGCTAGAACCAATATTTGGTGTTATTAAAATGTTACGATTACTGTATGCCATATTATTCCAATATTTACCTTAAAATTATAGTCCGTATCTGCCCTTAAGTGCAATATAGGCCGCACGTACTTGAGATGCACTCAGTGCGGTATTCCAAAATAGAGTAGGTCCTATTAGTCCGTTACAAGGACCAGACTGGACACCAACTTGGAATGTAGCATTATTGCTTGAAGGGCCACTTACAGTACCTGAGTTATCTAAAATTCCGTTGTAGTAAAGACTACTAAGAGCAGTTTGCCCACCTGTTGGCACTCCTGCATAAGTTCCGGTCCAGCAATGCCACTGGTTAAGTGGTATCGTGGTATTTGAATATAAATCTCCACTGCTACCATATGTTTGCCAGCGCATTTGTGTTAGGTTACCTGCATAATAGTTAATACTATTTGATCCTGAAACATAGTTAAAGAATCCACCTGTTCTGCTGTTCAGGTTTAAAAACTGCATAACTGTGAAACCGTTAGTTAAACTTAAATTGTAGCTTGCACCACTGACGATAGCACCTGCTGTAGCATTACTAAAGCTACCGCTAGCATAAGTTATACTGCTCAATGTCGATGGCAGATTATCCATCAAATTGTAAGCTGTCGATCCGGATCCGGAATAACTCTTAGAGTTAAATGGGTCTAGATAAAAGACTAAATTTGATAGAGGAATCTGCGGTCCTATAGTTAATGACATATTTTATCCTTTAAACTCCGTATCAAGTTTTCCAATATCTTTACGTTCTGCCCAAACTGTGTAGAAGAATTTGCATACTCCGCCCATTAATGCGCCGTTATCGATAAAGATTTGACCAGTTGTTGTATCAATGTGTTCTACATATAACTTCTGGAACTTACCGATAGGTGTTAGATCCACAGTAATAGTATCCATATCAACTAGTGAAGTCCAGTAATCAGGGAGTTTGATCACTCGCCCCTCTATCTTACCACGTACATAAACACCGTTTTCTGGTCCTTCTAATGAGCCATATTGTAATTTATAGCCAGCTTTAGTTGGATGGTCGATCAAGAAAGACTTGCTAGTAGCATACAATGATCCACCTGCGTAAATATTTCCGCCTACTCCCAATCCGCCGTTAGTAATTATCAATGCACCTGTTACAGTACTTGTAGACTGCGTAGCGTTATTGATAGTTATCGCATTTGGAGTTGATCCATACAAGCCCAAGTTAGTCATCAACGTTGCAGTTGTGATAACCTGTGCGTTGTTTACCGTTGCTGTATTAGCAATGTATAAGCTACCACCGGCGTAGATATTGTTGTTAGCGATTACCTGTGCATTTGTTGTCAGCTGATATGGTCCTGCTGTATAGCTTGGATCAACTTGAGCTCCCCAAATATATGCGCCTGCACCACCAGTACCTGTGTAGCTGGTATTTGTTCCGCTTATTGCAGTATCATAGCCTTGTGCAGAATATATACCCACTGAAGTTGTTTGACCGGTAGGCGTAGCCCACACAGTCATCTGGCAACGATACCAACCACTATAACCAACTGGGTCAATCCTTGCTGTTACGTTATAAACAGGAGTTGGTCCTAATTGATATGCACCGGTTGTAAGATTGAAATAAACACCGTGTTGTGAACCGCCCGAGTTGGCATACAATGCTACGAATGTGCGTGTGTTTGCTTTAGCGTAGATACTAAATGTAATCGGTCCTGCATAACCACTCAATAACTGTTGGAAATAGTGATTACCAGTCGCGCCAGATTCAGTTAATAATGTAGCATTAGTTGTACCATCTGGGCTAGTTGTAGCGTTCAAACCAGCTGATGCATTGGCCTTAGTCCAGTTTGAATTGCTTGCTGACCAGTCCTGTGAATAGTACAAATAGTTGTTGCCGCCTGCCGCATAAATTGATGCACCGGACACGTTTGCAGTGCTTTCTATGCTACCGCCGACTTGTACATAACTTCCGCTATCGTCATATAGTCTATTAACTACTAATTTCTGACCGACAAATAAGTTACCATATAATGAACCGCCGCCGTATACTTGGAAAGCACCAGTACTTGTTGACGTAGCGATCGTACCGCTAGTTACAACTATGTATGGGGTTGATGTTGAAGATCCTCCACCTCCACCTCCACCGGATCCTACTAGTGTACCATTAGCATATATGTTACGTGCATAGATGTCACGTACACCCATGTCACCTGTAATAACTACCGCACCAGTGATCGTTGAACTAGCTGTTGTAGCGTTTGTAAATTTAGTTACGCCTGGTACTGTTACAATTTGTGAGCTGTCTGCTTGGAATACGATATTACCAGCACCGTCTGAAATAATAACGTTGTTATTGCTTGTTGCAATACTGCTACCACCGTTGCCGCCGATGATAACGTTATTTCCGCCACTAGTTACTGACTGACCTGCTTGATATCCTACGAATAAGTTTTGACTGCCGCCGGCTAATGTTAAACCAGTTTGATAACCAAGTAATATATTTCTAGCGCCGCTTGTAATTACCAAACCTGCTTGGTAGCCTAGTGCTGTGTTTCCTGCGCCTGTGTTGCTTGAACCAGCACCAGCCAAAGCGCCTTGGCCTAGTGCTACTAAATTACTACCTTGGGCATTTTGCGCGGCCTGATAACCGATGGCTACGACAGAACTTCCAGGAGTACTGCCGTTCATAGCCTGTGTACCGATAGCTACGTTATTAGTAACAGCACCTGCATTCTGTAGAGCTTGCAAGCCGATACCAATATTATAATTACCGGAACTTAAACTTGTTAACGCATTACTACCAATACCTACGTTGTAAGTGCCACTTGCGGCCGCTGTAATTGCGCCAAGGCCAATAGCTATATTGCTTAATACTGAGCCGCCACCTAAACCTACACGCATACCATTGATATAAAGATCGCCCGCTGAATAAATTGTGCCGCCGACGCCTAGACCACCTTGAACTATTAGAGCGTTGCTTGCTGTACCTGCTGTGCTTGTTGCTGTACTTTGTACCAATAGAGTTGAATTTACTGTAGCGGCTGACTGTAATATAGTAGTGCCGCCGATTGTGGCTTTACCAGCTACAAATATATCTTGTGTTACACCGATACCACCCGTTGTATACAACGATCCAGATGCTGTTGATGTAGCATTAGTATTATTGCTGATGTATAACGGATTAGTAATAGTACCACCGTTGAACGCACCGGTAAACGCACCAATGTTCTGGGTAGTAACGATTTGATAACCATTAATCCAACCTGGGTTAGTTAGATAAATGCTTTGGGCTCCAATTCCACCTTTGACCTGTAGAGCATTACCAGTTACAGTTGAAGTGCTAAAGAGTGCGCTGTTTAGATATGTAGTTCCAGTAACGTTGAATGATGATCCAACATATAAATCGCCGGTAACTCCTGCACCACCTTGTACCTGTAAGCTACCTGAACTAGCATTAGTAGCTAGAGTAGCTGTTGTTATTGTCAAACCTGTAGCACTTACTTTAGCTACTTCAAAACTATTTTGTACAGAGAAGTAGACGTTGCTCGAGAAAGCTAAGTTAACATCACCCTGTTGAGCATTTGGACTGAAGTTAGCGGCTGAGCCATTTACGCCTATACGGAAATCTGCTGTATTGCCGGTGTTAGTTCTTGTGATGTCTAAAGCAGTATATTGGCTAGCATTATTAGACAAGATTACGTGTTCGGTGTTTCCACCTTGAGCACGGAAGCTACCACGAATATCTAGTTTAGCCAACGGTGTTGTCACACCACCTGTTAGGCCAAGTATCATATTACCCGAAGTATCAATTAATGACTTCAGTTGTAGTGTAGAACCGTTAGATGTGTAAAAACCTAAGTTACCAGCTACACCTGTTACAGCACCAACTGCGGCACCACCACCTGACAATGTTTGATTTTGGTTCATAAAACCTAAACCAGAAACACCGATAGTAATTAAATTGCTACCTAACTGCCAACGATATCCAGTTTCACTACCTTGGACCTCATATAGTGCGTTTGCGCCGCCGCCACTGGTAATCTGTACACGTGAACTATTACCTGCTCCAAATACACCATCGCCGTTGACTTCTAAGGTAGCATTACCTGGAGAAATACCTGGATTCGAAGTTCCAATGCCTACCTTTTGACCAAAGTATGCATTTTGTGTAACGTTCATTCCACCTGTAATACTTGCGCCACCTAAAACTTGTAAACTACCTGTTGCAGTCGTTCCTAATACCACTGCTTGATTAGCTGTTCCGCCTATGTTAGCATATCCGCCGGCCCAAATATTACCGCCAATACCAACACCGCCGTTAGTAACAACAAATGCGCCAGTGGTTGTGCTGATAGACTGTGTTGAACTATTAATAGTTAAAGAACTATTAATTGTACCACCGGAGAAATTGTTGATAGTTGCCGCTGTAACAATCTGCGATCCGTTAATATAACCGTTGTTTGCTAGGTAGATACTGTAAGCACCAATACCACCAACTACTTGCAGAGCATTGCTTGTTGTTGACACAGCACTTGATGTTGTGCCCAATATCATTGCGGCATTGCCGACCCATAAGTTGTTGCCTGTCGCTATACCGCCCTGTACCTGAACAGCACCGGACTGTGTTGAGAATGCACTAGTTGTATTTGTGCTTGTCAATATGCCGGTAATTGTACCGCCACTGAATTGATATCCAGCGATATTTGCCGCTGTAATTACTGGACTACCTGCAACATAAGCGGTATTAGCAATGTTTAAATATTGTGCGCCGATGCCGCCAGCAACGTAGAATGCATTTTGTGTTACGTTGGCTTGTTGTAAATTAAACAACTGGCTTGCTACAGTTGCGCTAGTTCCTATGTTTAAGTTTCCGCTTACTCCAACGCCTCCCGTTACGATCAATGTACCGTTAGTTGCTGTTGTTGATTGAGTATTTCCGTTGATTCTTGAGAATTGAACGTATTGTGTATTCCATGGAAGTGTAGAACTACCTAGATTAAATCCACCACTAGTTGTTGGAGCAATATTCGCTCCAGACTGCCATGTACTGATACCATCAAATTGTAAACTTGCATATACTTGGGATGGTGCTCCGATAGCTATACCGGCACTAGTAGCTAATGTTGAATTAGTTGCACCTGTGCTTAGATATAGGACTTTGTCGCCTGTTTGTATTCTTGTACTATCAACGATTGTTTGGGTACCGTCTACAAATAAATCTCCGATAAGATGCAAGCTACCACCTACCCATACATCCTGTCCAATGCCAACGCCGCCGGCTACTGTTAATGCGCCAGTTGATGTGTTAACTGCATTTGTAAGATTACTTAGGTTGAGCGCATTGGCGATACTACCGCCGCTGAACGCATTGATAGTAGAACTTGTAACGATCTGGGCGCCATTAATATAGCCAACATCTGTTAGGTATATGCTCTTACCGCCAATACCACCAGTTACTGCTAGAGCATTTCCTGCGATTGTAGTAGTACTTGCTACGGCGCTAACGATAGTAGCTGTATCGTTGATGATAACGTTTTTGTTAACACCAAGGCCACCAGATATTACTACGCCTGCTAAACCAGCGGTTATACCTGCGGCCGCAGTTGAAGTCGTAAATGTTACATTACCACCCACGTTCAAGCTGTTTAACTGTATCGTATTGATATTAGTAAATGTATTGTTTACACTAACCAATCCGCCATTCATTGTAGCCACACCGCCTACGTTCAAGTTTAATAAAACACCTGCTCCGCCTTGTACTCTTAGCGCACCAGTTATATTTGAAATAGATTGTGTTGTTGTGTTGATATACAATGGGGTTGTAATAGTTCCACCATTAAATGCAATCGAACTAGCGTTAGCAGTAGTAATAATCTTACCACCTGCGATCCAACCTTCTTGGCTTAGATATAGTTTAGCCGCTCCAATACCGCCAGTAACCGCTAATGCGTTACCTGCTATCGTACTTGTACTATTATTAGAACTGTTAACAACTTCTGTTTGTGTTTGTAGTTGATTCTTTAATACAAGATTTCCAGTTGAAGTAAATCTACCCCATTCCGTGACTGTAGGAAGCCCGCTATTATTGTAATAGTTACCGCCGGCAAATACTAGAGACTGAGCAATACCAGCGGCTTGCTCACCAACTGAAATCCAGTTTTCGAATGTATTGCCACCATCTAAACTAGTTTGTGTTATTTCAAATGTAGGAGTATCTGCACTAAAGTTTGTAGCCCAGTTTGTTGATACTAGACTCAACATATTCGAAATGGTGTTAGCAGTACCTGACTGTGCATTCGGAGATATTAAATCAATACCAAAAACCGGATTAGTATTTCCAAAGCCAGCAAGTCCTGTATTGAATCTAGCTACTGAATTATTATTAACTAGAATATCAACTGGTTGATTTGAATATGCACCAACTTGTACTGCTGTTAATCCTGCTCCTGCTCCAAAGAAGCCTTGTACAGTAAATGTAGGATCGATAAAGTTTAAAGATCCACCTGACCAAATGTTACCACCTACTCCTAATCCGCCATTTTGTACTATTAATGCGCCAGTAGTTGTGCTTACTGACTGTGTGCTAGTGTTAATGATCAACTGATTGTTGATCGTACCGCCGGAATAGTTGTTTAGTGTTTGTGCTGTTAAAATTGGACTGCCGTTCAACCAACCTGCAGTTTTAATATTCAGATAGTTGGTACCAATACCACCACCTACTTGTATTGCATTTCCTGCGATAGTAGATGTATTGACAAGTGCGCTGGTACTTGAGAATATGCCAGTAATTGTGGCAGTACTCATTTGAATGTACTTGAATGTGGCTGTTGTTTGGCTTGTAAATGTGCCCCATGCAAATGTTGCACCACCAATACCAACACCGCCAGTTACAGTCAATGCTCCAGTTATACTGCTGGATGCAACGGTAGTTGTAGTGATGTTAATTGGTTTGTTAATCGTACCACCATTGAACGCAAAGTTACCAATAGTCGCTGTTGTGATGATAATACCACCGTTAACAGTACCAATAGTACCAATGTTGATCATGTCAGCATAGATACCGCCCGTAACTACGAGCGCATTAGAGCTAGGTGTTGTTGTACTTTCTGTAGAGTTTGCAATGCTGACTAGGCCGGATATATTTAAATTACCACCGATACCTACTCCGCCTACTACTTGCAATGCACCTGATTGAGTATTGGTGCTAGCAGTCGGGCTTGTGAATAGTACATCAAATGGATTATTTGCTGTTACAACTTGTGCTCCGCCGACCCATGCACCTAATTGTACGTTTAAAGTTCCGCCAATGTAGGCGCCACCAGCTAGTCCTAAACTGTTACCAGCTTGAGTAGTTGTGCTTGAGTAAGGGCCGTTTACGTTAATTGTCTCGCCAACGTAAACTTGTTTGCCGATACCAACACCGCCGGCTACTTGTAGCACACCAGATTGCGTATTTGTTGCTACTGTATTTGCAGTTATTGTGTGATTAGCAGAGTATACATTAGTCCATACTAGGCTAGCACTACCCAAGTTATAATTTAGTGAACTTGACGGAACTATATTTCCGCCGCTTGCCCAACTTGTAGCTCCATCATACAAGAATGAAGCCAACGTAGCAGTCGATGCGCCTATCTTAATACCAGATCCGGTAGCTTGTCCAGCTATTGTAGATGCAGAACTTAAGGTTATTGTCTTGTCGCCAGTCTGGATGCTGTTAGAATTAACTATCGTCTGTGTGCCATCGATGTAAATATCGCCCAACACGTGTAGATCTTTGCCAACCCATAAGTTAGCACCCACTCCCACACCACCTACTACCTGTAATGCACCAGACTGTGTGCTTGTTGCATCTGTAGCATTGGTAATACGTAGAGCATTTCCAATATCACCACCACTGAAACTGTTCAATGTTGATGTTGTAACGATTTGAGCGCCATTAATATAACCAGCTGTCTGTACATACAAGTTGTTTACGCCTGCGCCGCCTGTTACTTGTAGTGCATTGCCTGCTATACTTGTTGTTGTAAAGGCCGCATTTTGAATAACGACTGTAGCTGTTGTGTTTGCCCCACGACTTGTAACACTAGCCAATGTGCTAGTACCCCAAATAGTGATATCACCGGACTGTGCTGAAATTGCTGTATCAGTACCGGCTGTAATACTTGTTACTCCAGTATTGACAAATGTTACTGCGCCGGTGGATGTGTTGATACTTAAACCAGCACCTACTGCAACACTGGTTACGCCGGTATTTGTAATTGTTAGAACTGCGGTAGGACCACCTAGTGTTGCAGGAGTGACAGCAATACCGGTACTACCGTATACAGCAATACTTGTAATCACTCGATTGTTATTATCATATACCGCTGATGCATATACAGAACCAGTCGAATATGAATTACCTAATACAATGTTATTACCGCCAACATATAGATTCTTACCTACGCCCATACCACCTACAGTCTGTATAGAACCTGTTTGTGTACTTGCAGATTGTGTAGCATCTACTTCTAATAATGGATTGTGTATTGTTCCGCCGTCGAATACAGATGTATAACTGGCCAAGTTGTTGGTAGTAATAATTCTACCAGTGCCGACCCAACCGTCCTGGCTAACATACAAGTGTGCTGTAGCAATACCACCGTTTGGTACTTGTATCGAGTTACCTGCGACAGTAGAAGTATTCCATTGTGTGCTAGTTGTTGTAGCAGTATTGAAAACTATAGTGCCAGCATTAACATTCCAGCGTAGTATAGAACTACCTAGACTGTATTGTAAATCGTTTGATGGATTGATACCGCCTGCAGATACCCAACTACCGTATCCGTCGAATAGGAAGCTAGTCCACAGTGTGCTAGTTGAGTAACCAATTTGTAAACCTGATCCGCCTGCCACAATAGCATTTGCAGAACCAGTAGATAGTGTAATAGTCTTATCGCCGATATTTAAATTATTGCTATTGACTTGGAACTGGTCACCGTCAACATACAAATTACCTAATAGATAGGTATCTCCGCCTACGTATAAATTCTTTCCAATACCAACACCGCCCAATACTGTTAGCGCACCGCTTTGTGTATTGAAAGAATTAGTATCATTGTTTACATATAATGGAGTAGTGATTTGCCCTGGGAAGTTAGCAGATGCATTTCCTGTTGTAAGAATTTGGCTACCTTGGATATAACCTGCTGTATCGAGATATAAAGTTTTTGCACCAATACCACCGTTAGGAACTGATATCGCATTCCCAGCAATAGTTGTTGTACTAATACTGGCGTTTGTAACATTTATTAAATTACTGGTCGTTGAGCCACGATTAGTTACACTTTGTAGAGTTGAATTATCGTTTATTGTTACTGTACCAGTAGACTGACTTACAAATATGTCTGTTCCACCGATTATCTGTGTAACTCCGATATTGTCTAGACTAATAGTAGCTGTTACACCATTGTACGCTATACTTCCTGCCAGGCCAGTTAGAGCTAATGTTAATGAACTTAACACCTTCATTCCGGCATTTTGTGTGATTACTCCGCCAACATTAACATCTTTACCAATACCAACACCACCAGCTACAGTAAATGCACCTGTTGTTGTGCTTATAGAATTAGTAGTTGTGGTAATATATAACGCATTAGGAACATTTCCGCCTAACACTGTACCAATAGTTGCTGTCGTAACGATCTTAGCATCGGCAATATAACCACTGCCTGCGATATATAAAGTTTGTGCGCCAATACCGCCATTTAATACTGAAACTGCATTATTAGTGATCGATGTTATACTACTTGCGGTGCTCCCTACGTAGACTGCGCCACCAATACCTGCGCCACCCACTACCTGCAATGCACCAGTCGTGGTAGATGTAGAAGCATTGCTTCCTGGTATAGATAGTGTTTGTACGCTGAATCCGCCGTTGACCTGTAGGTTACTTTGGATGATTGTACTTGTACCGGCTGGATTGATTGTGATATTACCAGCGGAACTACCTAAGGTATTTCCTGCGATGAACATTTCTCCGGCAGTTACACTACCAGGAAGAATAGTTGTTGTATCTATTCCATTACCGATAGTTAAACTTGCTAGACTTGTTAGATTAATATTTGCATTGCCAAAGCTAACAGCTCCGGTAGCTTGATTTACATAGAAACTATCGCCTACACGGAAGTCACCGTTCTGGTCGATGGTTTGATAATATACTTTACCGCCGTTAGTTTGTATGATTTCGTTGGCGTGTACGGATAAACTAGCATCATCTGTGATATCTCCACCCGCTCCGATGAAACTTAAATTGAATGCAATTA